CTTGTGCCAGCAAAATCTAGGTCTAAGGACGGGCGAGATCCAGCCTTGTCATATAGAAGATCACCAAAACCTCTAGTTTGACTGACTGCACTCGCCCTTGAAGCAGTCGTTTTCATTAAATAAGCTCCGTGAGTTCTAAAGTTCCATTCACTGTGCCATCTCTGATGACGGCTATGTTTGCATTGCCAGGTACTGCAATGTCTAGTCTTTCACCATTAGCAATGAAATGACTTGTATTTCCATTAGCTGTTTGGGTTCCTATCCCAACGCTATAACGTATGTCTGCTCCAACAGCTCGCATTGATATACGATTAACTGATGTTGTAAGAGCAGTATTAGAAGATGCAGAACCAGCAGTTAATTGCCTAGCCGTTCCAACTTCCCCTAATATCTCAATCTGTTTGATTGCTTGATAATTTGATGGGTATGCCATTGTTTGTTTTGTTTTTAATATTTAATACAAGCTAATAAAGCTACGTTTCTTGGTCTGGTTTCAGCATGTAAACTGCCGTTTCCATTGTCATTTGTTTGAGGATCTAATCTGGTAAAACGCCCATTAGGATAACTATTATCATCGTTAATATTGCCATTACCAGCATCAGCAAATAAACCATATTCTTGTGAAGGACTACCTCCAGTACCACTAAAGTTCAGATCATCAGGACCCGCTGCTTTAGAAATCCAGTGTCTATGTGATTTAATTAACTCTGCTTGTGTAGATTTAAATTGTCTATTAGCATCTACACCTTTTCCATCATCCCAACCTCTAATAAACTCACCTCTAAGATCAGGTAACGTAGCTCCAACTAATGCGTATAATGCAGAAAAATCTGCGGTAATATTTTGTACAGTTCCAGTTCCATTAGGAATAGTATCGCCGTTAGCTTTTAAATATCCAGTAGGTGGTGGCGTTCCTGCTCCTCCGACTCCTGCGTACCATATAACAGTTCCTATTGGATTACTGAAAGTTGTCTGTAAGGCTGCAAGAAGAGCACTGTCTAATTTAACTTGGGTGACTGCACCGTCTACTATCATGCCTGTACCAACAGAACTTTGTGCTAACTTTGCACCAGTTATATTGGCATTTGCTATTTTTGAAGTAGTAACTGCGTCAGTTGCAAGTTTAGCTGAAGTTACATTTAGATCAGCTATTTTTGCTGAAGTTACATTTAGATCAGCTATTTTTGCTGTAGTTACAGCAGAGTTATCTAAATCAGCAGTCTTTACTTCTAAATCTAAAATCTTTTGAGTTGTAATAGAGTTGTCAGCAATATTAGTTCCACTAATTACAATTGCTGATCCTGAATTACCTAATGCTAAATTATTTAATCTTGTTGTATTTTCATCAGCTACAAATAAAGATTGCTTATTACAAGTATTTAAATCTATAGCTCTAATTGAAGATCCCGAAACAAACGTAGCTGCTAATGTCTCAGGTTCAGTTTCTCTATAAATACGTACATTGTTTGTTCCTGAAGCAGTGTTACTTGAAAAAGTTACATTACCACCAGACACTGAATTATAATTATTTATAGTAAATCCAGAACTTAAATCAGTATTATTAACGCTGACTTTTATATCTGATTGTTGTATGGATGGGAAGGTAAAGTTAAATGGACCGGTCCCACCGCCATTGTGTCGATTTTCGGATGCCATTTATTTATTCTTGTTATTTAAAATATTTTGAATTTTTTCTTCACGAGTGAAGTTTCTTGTTTTTTTATTTGAAGCAAGGTTATCGACCTTTCTTTCCTTACTTTCTTTCATAAGCTGAATGACTTCTGGATCATCCTTAATCTTTGACCATGCCTTCTTCTTAGCTCTATCAAATAAAGCTTTAATAATATCGTTGTGATAATAAGCTTTCATAGGATCTCTTTGCCTATTCCCATTCCATGTATCAGCTTCCATAGATTTAACAGAAGCAATAATCTCAGGATCTTTAGCTAATAGATCTAATTCATATTGAAGGTTTTGATCTCCAATAGCTTTCTGGAATTTAGATCTTATATGAGGATGATCTTTAAAGCTGACGTTTACACCACCAAATGTATATGAGAAGGTAGTTGTTCTTAAGTCATAACCACTATCAAACAATAACTTCCGTCCTGGACTGTAATCTAAGCTAATATTGAATGGACTGATAGCATTAAACATACGAGTTGGGAAGTCCCAATCTCTTATTGGTCTACCAGTAAGCATGTCATATTTAGTAGGTACTGCATCTTCTCCAGCTAAACCTTCCATAAACAAGTTTCGGTTTCTAATAGAATCCCCTATACCAGCATTAAGCTCTTTCATATAAGGATTAAATAGTTTACCAAGCTCGTTTCTTAAAGAAGATAAAGGCAAAGAGTTGTTGGCAAGACTTGCAAGGATTCTTTCCATCTGACCTTCACGTCCAGCAAATAAATCAACAAATTGCTGAATACTAGCTAGATAAGATTTTTGTGATAAACCTTGCATAACTACAACAGCTAATTTTCTATATTGCTTCTCAGTCCATTCAGGACCCATTTGATTCATATGGTCACCAATATCACCAATAGTTGAAAGTATTAAGTTGAATGGTTCAAATGCATCGTAACTTACCCATGCATCACCAATCTTTATACTTCTAGGTTTCCAACCACTATCTATCCAAAGCTGACGTTGTTGTCTGTTAGATGGACCATTACCTGTTAAACCACCATTTATAAAGTGCATATTTGCCATGAGTATCAAACCAGAACCCATAGCCATTCTTCCTCTCATAAGAGCTTTGGCATTAGCTAATTCAGTAGCGTTAGTAATTCCGTAGCGTCTTACGTTATCTAAGTTTTTACTGGTAGCTGTAAATATATCTCTACTTTCCTCAACAAGCATGTTGAAAATAGGTGTATGTTTAGCAGTTAATTCAAGTCCGTTTATACCTGTTCTTGCAAACAATAGAAATGGTTTAGTCCAAGGATTAGCACTAAATGTTGCATCTAGTTTTTTTGCAAATCCATGAAGATCACTTGTTAAAGTTGCTTCTTTTTTACTATATAAAGCTGCATCATCAATGATATTTCCATCAGCATCCATTATCTGACTAAAGAAATCATCTTGAGATTTTTTAAGCATTTCAGGTGAAATTTCTGTGATCTGTCCTGTGTTGTACAAATCCATTGCTTCACGCATAGCTTTTTCTTTTGCTTTAGCTCTAGCTAATATCAGTCCAAATGCGTCATCAGTCGCACCCATTATTTTGGTTGAATAAGTTAAATACTTATTATCATTTGTCCATCTAATAGCATCAGCTACACCAAAAGCAAATCGTTCTCCAGCTGTAGCTTCTCCAGCAGCAGTCTTTTTCTCAATCCAATCGGTGTACATTTTCCATTGCTCGTCACCTTTAGTAACTTCTTGGAATCTAGTTTTAATAGTTGATAAATCACCTGACCAATAACTATCTAAATTCTTTCTAAATAATGTCCAAGCTTCTGGTAAAGCTTCACGCATAGCATTCATTGATGCTAAAGAAGCACGCATAGTAGCACCATCACCACGCATGGCAGCACCTAAAGCCATAGATATAGGTCTTAAAAATGTTGCAGTACCTGTACCTAAAATTGCTCGCATAGGAGTTTTAGGTCCACTAAGTACGCTATTGGTCATTACTCGACCCATACCTCTAACAATTAAACCTGATTCTTTTTTAATCTTCCCTTTCGCATCTGTGAACTTACCACCAAGAAACTTTTTTCTTATATAGTTATCAAAGTCAGTAAGGTTATGAATATCACCACCCATTGAGACAGCTTCCATATAAGCTTTAAACAAATCATCATCTCCATCACCAGCCATTTGCATAGCTAGTTGATGAGCTTTAATTGATTGTTCAGCATCAGCTTGTATCTCTGCTTTGATCTGTGCTCTAGTAGGTTTTTTCATACCTCTATTTTGTAAGCCAGCAAATGAATAACTTTGTAGTTTCTTAGATGTATTTACATGAATAACTCCAGCAATGATTTTGTCATACATTGCAGCAGCTGGTGAATCTATATCTCTTAAATCAGCTATGTTATATAACTCTCTATTTGTAATACCAGAATCTCTTATCTCTTTTAATAAAGAACCAATAACTAATTCAGAAGCTTTAACTTGATTAGAATCAATAAAATTTACTCCTAATAATTTACTGTTTTTATCTAAAGGAGACCAAAATTCTGTAGCAGTTAATTCGCTTGTATTTCTACCTTCATATATTTTTTGAGCTAATGCTATTGCATCACCCCATAATTCATATAAAGGTTTATTATCAGCAGCAGCCTTACCTACTTCTTCTTTTACTCTGGCATCACTCATAAATTGAGACATTACTCTTTGTAAGTCTTTAGATGCCATGTTTGCATTAACTTGAATACGTTTTAAACCAGCTGGTGTGTAGGTAGATCCAGCAGATCCCATTTCAGCACCGTATTCATTATTAATACGTTTAAGTGACTGATCTACGTCATAGGCATCATCAATAGAAGTAGTAGCACCCTGCCATTTATTAGCCATGCTTCTGTTCTTGTATGCACCAAAGTCTTCACCTTTGACTTGATCCATAGCCATTTCGACATTCTGTTTATTGATACTGTCAGTTCTCTTTGCTGCTTTTTGTACAGCATCTTCAACACCATCAACTTCAATAACTTTGCCTTTTTTTCCAGGTTTTATCTTTTTAATTCCTTTACCTAGCACAATACTTGCAGCGTCAAAAAACGCACCAATACCCATACCTTCGACAACATTCTTCAATGTTTTCATAGCAGGGTGATCGTCATCTTTAGTAGATAGTGGTGTATCTATCCAACCAAATCTGTCTCGTACCATGCCTAAAGCATTGTTTTCTTGACTGTACTTAGACATAAGGTCTGAGGTGGCACCAATAGCAGCACCTCTAAGTAATGTACCTCCAGCTCCTGTAGCAGCAGCTATACCACCTAATCCAGCAGCTTTTAAAGCAAGGACACTAGCTGGAACCATTGATCCAAAATGAACTAAGCCACGTATGGCTCCTCCCCACCAAGTTCTAGTTTCAATAGGGTTTTTATCATCTACAAACCAATCATCCCATTCCGCCTTATATCCTTCATCAGTTGCTTGTTCCTCTACCATTTCACCACTGAACATATCAATAGCTCTTTCTGGCACAGTAACAAGAGAAGAGGCTGTGTCTTGGAATCCACCACCTATAGCAGATCCAAGTTCTTTACTTATAGCTTTAAGTCCCCAGCCCTCTTTATTTCGCGGATCTTCAACCTCAGCCATGGCTTGGTCCATTTCCGCGCTTTGTGTTTCTTTTGTTTCTTCAAGTATGGCTTCGATTTCTTCTTCTCGATCCATTACTTGATCCATTACTTCAGCTTCTTCTTTGAGTGCAGAAGTATTGAGTTGTGAAGGATCGTAATCCTCATACAATTTTTCCATTTTTTATCAAGAGAGTTGTTTTACTTCTCCATCTACATCTATGAGTTCTGTAACTTCGCCTTCGTATTGAGCAGCTCGTGTTTTGTTTCCACTTCTTACCCAATTCTTTCCATCCCAGACAGCGTAACCAATAGCATTTGGTAACTTGTACCAAGCTCCTAGTGGTATATCTCCGGTATAGTTTCCATCGTATGGTTTGACGTAGTTATCAATATCTCTATAGTTTTCGACATTTCCTAAATAAGGTTGTTTATATCTACCTTTATTACCTTTTCTTAACCATTCATCTCCATCCCAAACAACATAACCTATACCTTCAATATCTTTCCAATCTCCTATACGAGGTTCTAGTTCTTGTTGTATAGGTTTTTGTTCATTGTCTTTATCAATATCTTGTTGAGCAACTTCATGTATTAAATACTCAATATCGTTATAGGATATATCTCCATCTTCTTTTAGTAATTCAAGTTTTGCTCTTGCTACTTTGTATTGATCTGAGTGCCTTAAAAGAGTCTGTCTTACATGTTTAGGAAGTTCATCAATTTCTTTATCAATCTCAGATTTAATATTTTCTACATCATCACCAGCTGCTTTAGCTTGTAAATAAGCTAGACCTGATGGAGATATAGGATTATCAGGGTTACCCTTATTTATTGATACTGCAAGATCTTCATATATTTGTGGAACAGTTTTACCTTTAGATGTTATGTATGTTTTTAAAGCATCTTCAGTTCCTGGAATTACACTTCTAGTTATGTAGTTTGAATCAATCTCAACAGCTGCAATAGCTATTTTTTTATTTTTAAAATAAGTTTGATCTGCTGTCCCACTATCTGGTTTATCCCAGTCCCATATATTAAATTCACCAGCAACAATACGAGGTTTGAGTTCCTTCATAACTGCATCATGGGTGTCTTCTACAGTTTCAAAATTTCCTCTTTTTAAGGCAAACAATCTATTATATTCTTCAGTTGCTTGAGCATTGGCAGCTCTCCATTTCTCTCCAGAAGGTCGTTCTACACCCTCAAAAAATGCTGTTTCAATAACCCCTTTAACAGCTTGATCTCTTAAATCTTCCTCTGATGCAAGCGAACCAGCTTCTTTAGCTACCTTTGTCCACCTAGCCCATTTAGTTGGGTCTTGTATTCTGTTGACATCAGTCTGATATATAGGCTGTTTATTTTTTATTTTTTCCTCAAAAATTTTAATAAGATCGTCATCAATTTTATCTTCAGCAGAACGATTTTTTAAATCTAATAAATATGGATCTACCTTTCCAAATTGTGGATTCCAGTTAGCAATCATTTCATCTATTTCTGCTTCAGAAAATCTTTTGCCTTCATCTAATAATTCCTTTTCTTTAGCCTGTATATCCATAACATACATATCACCCTGCATCTCAAACTCAAGTTGCTCTGCCTTCATTACTTCTCTATTAGCTTCAACAATATCGAGTTTTAATTGTGCCCACCTTTTTCTCCATCTACCAGCTGTATAAGTTTCACCATTTATAGTTACTTCTTGTTCTTGTAAAGCATCTAATTCTTCAACAGTTATATCTCCAGATAAAGCTAAACCTTTTAATATTTTAAAAGTTTCATCTAATGCTTCTTTTCTGTTGTACGAGCTACCATCTGGTTTACGAGTTCTTTTTATCTCACCAAGTAATAATTCAAAATCTTTATTAACAATAAATTGTTCTACAGCATCAGTACGTGTTTTTATACCATCATCAATATCTTTATCAGTTTCATATTGCTTAGTTAGTTTGCTATGAGCACTCTGTACTTTGTCATAAAAACCTACTTCTTTGTCATCTAGTAGAGCTCTATTGACATCTAATAAATTGTTTTCAATTATATACTGTCTTCTTAAAGCCTTCATCGCAACAGCTTTTTGATCTAATGTCTCAGCTGTAGAAGGTGTAAATGTTACTCCATTAACTTCTAATTGTAGAGATTCATTAGCTTGCATTTCACCAGCTAACCAATCCTCATAACCGTCAGCAGCTATTTTTGATTTTTGTTGAACATAACTATATAAAGCCCAACCAGATAAATTACTGACAGAACTAGCTTCTTCGTATGTTCCACCTTCTTCAATGATGTCATTAGCTACTTGGTTAAATTGTTTTTTACCAGTAATAACGGTTTCTTTATCTGTTAAATATTCTTGTCTACTTTCTTCAGGTATTTGTGTAGTTCCTGTCTGATCTTTAGATTCTAAATCTTCTTCAATAGCTTTAAGCTTTCCAGTTAATTTATCATCTTCAATTTGTTTATCAACTTTTTTTTGGATGAACTGATCCAAGGTAGAAGAGAATGTAGATACAGCTCTTAACCTTTCTATACCACGTTCTTTCATGTCAGCTAAACGCCTTTCATCGTTTCTAGCTACACGTGAAATGTTGGATTCTTCTCCGGCTGTTAAGCCTCTTAATACTTCACTATATGTCATTTAACCTACTCCAAAAGGATTAAAAATTTCAGTGTTGAGTGTATTAGCTGCTCTTTTATCCCTAACAAAACTAAGTAGTTCATTACCTAATTCAACATCACCACCTAAAAATTCAGGTTGTTGTATTGCTCGTAGATTAGGTTCAAAGCTCTCTGGCATAAAAGGTAGCTGTTGATAAGGAGCTTCAGGTTTTGGTGTTTGTTCGTCTATAGGAGGTAAATACCATGAACCATCATTTTTAGTATCAGGTGCTTTTTTATCTTGCCACTGCATATATCTATTAAGACCAGCCGAACCAATCTGTAACGCAGTGCTTAAGAAACTTGGTTGAGATTTGTACTCTTCTAATATTGGTGGTGCAGCTGGGCTAGGTCTACCAGTTATGTATTGAACATAGTTACCTTGTGCAACTTCAGTTACTGCTCTTCTTAATTTGCTTTCATTTAAAATTGCAGCATCTCTAGCAAATGCAGCTTTAGCTCCAATAGCAGAATATTGAGCACCTAACATAGCAATGTTTCCTCTACCACTACGTCTTCCAGTTTGCTCTCTAGCTCCTCTGGCATTCATCATTTCAGCTAATATTTTTTGTTGAGCAATAGCAGCATCACCTGCAACTTCTCTAGCTCTTAACTGATTTTCAGCAATAGTATTAACAGCTTCTCTATATTTTTGATCTGTATTTATATCTAGATCAATTTTATTATTTCTCCAGATATTCTCTTCATTACGATTCTTTGTATCGTATGCATTAATAAGAAGTCTGTTTCGTCTTGTTACTGCTTCGTTATAAGCAGCAGTTTCTTTTCTTTGCTGAAAAAATCCGCCTAATGCACCAAAGGCATCAAGACCAAATCCTAATCCAGCTCCCATTCCTGGGGACATTTTTCCGAAATTTTTGGAACACATGGTATTTTACAAAATTCTATAAAAGGTAAATAATTTGGACCATGTAAAACTTCTCTTAGGAATTTGAATCCTAAAAATTTTAATAGTCTTAGATGTGCTTTATTGCGTTTATCGCAAATATTCCACAACAGTGGTTCAGTTCGTTGGTCTACCCAACGCTTAGATTCTCGTGCAAAAGTTAATGGATATTTATGAATCTCTGGGGTACAAAGCATCCATATTCTTCCATCGGCTTCCACTCCCGCCATGCCAGCAGTCTTGCCGTTTGGCACAGTGAAAACTATATTTTCTCCTGACTGTACAAAGAGAGGAAGATGGATTGTAGGTAGTAATCCATATCCCTCTACTATTTCTCTGTAATCATCAGGTCTTAAATTCTTAGCTACTTCAAGAGCACTTTCTTTTGTAGCAGGGTGAATAAATTTAGACACGTCTATAATATCTTGAGTTGTAATCTCCTTCCCAGTTCATCGAATGAAGAGTAGCTGGTGCTGGATGAGTTGATTTAATAGTTATATTTAGATTTGTATTTCTTTCGTACAAAGGTATTGTCTGTGTATAGTCCTCTAATATTGGCAATTCATTAGATTGATATTGATCTATTACAGCAGCTGAGTAATTTGCAGTATAAGTAAAAGGTGTTCTTCCTTTTCTAGAAATTGTTGTATCAATATTTCCTATTTCACCAAAGTTTAAATGTATACGATGGACTATTAATGATGATCTTGTATCAGATCTAGTTTTACCATCAGTTGCTGAACTGGTAACGAAAATAGTTGGTAACTCAACTTTGTAATCATATAAATAACCAAGCATTAATGTACCTTTATTAGTCCAATCTCCTGCAATTTCTAATTGTGTTGTTGATCCTGACACTGGATTTACTAAAGCGTAATCACCAATATGATCACCAGCATTTTTGTTATAAACAGCTAGTTGTCCAGTTGTATCTGATTCGTAACCAGTAGGTCTAGTAAAGGTAGTTTTGTTAGAGCTATAACCACTTGTTAATTGAGCAATCTCTGATTGTCTATCTAAATGGATATTATAGTTATCTGTACCAATTTGATTAGTTACTCTATAACCTGTTGCACCTTGCGTCTTAATATCAATAGCTTCAATGTAATAGTTATTATTTACTTTTAATACAACATAATAAACATCATCAACCATTGCATGATGTACAAATTGTCCAGTTAAAGACCACCTAAACCATGCAGACTGAATACGTTTTTCACCATTATTAAAATATTTAAATCCCCAAACTTCAGTACCATCTACCGCTGCTAACATTAGTAAACTATTTTCTTTAGATACAGCAGCTTTAGTAATATCTATAGGTAATCTTTTTGCTATGAGTTTACTTTGTTCTAATACTTGTGGTTCACCTTCTCTAGCAATATTAGTCATTTCAAAAATTCTGGAATTTTTTCCAGAGCTGTTTATAAAACCACTAGTTATACCTAATGAGTATGGATTAGTTTCTTCATTAAAATTGTAAGAAGATAAGTAATTTATTTTTGCTGTAGTTGGTGTTAAAGCATCACTATCTGTAGTCAACATAAATTGTTGATTAGAACTAAATATTAATAAACCAGTGTTAACTTCTATACCATCAAATAAAGTAGTTGGAAATGTTGAACTTGCTTGTATATCTATAGGGTCAGCAGATACCTCGTTCATAGCTGTCGTACTAAAGAAATTAAAAAAGTCATTAGTTTTCGATACGATGACATTAGATTTAGATAAGATTACTAATCTATTTCTAAAGAACATCATTTTTTCAATGTTGCTATCTATAAAACTTGGTATAGGGTTTGTATTGTTATCACCTACATTTCGTTCAGTGTAATCAATTTCTTGAACAAGAAACCTACCATTAGGATAAACATTTCCAGGAAGTTCTCTAACCAATTTAATTGGCATGGTAGTTTTATCTATTGTTATTTCACTAGATGGTGCTACACATTCTTCCCATGAACCTTCTCCAAAATAATCTTGGTTAGCTGTACCAGCATTTGGAACATTAAATTTTAAATAAAAATCATCATCTTCATCACCACTGTTTACAATTTTTACTACAAAGTTATGTCTGCAACTAGTAGGAAGATCACTAACATTATTAGTTTCATTACCGATAATGTTTATTAATTGACGTTCAGGTGTTTCTACTGCAAATGGAGTAGCACGTTTTAAATGTAGACAGTTACCAGTAATTGTTGCAGTAATACCAGTATTTGATATTGCATCTAATGCATCCTTCATCCCACCTAATATGCCAGCAGAGGTTACTGCTTCGTCTGCACTTGATGAGGTTGCTGGAGGTCTAACTTTAGCAATATTGCAATATGATTTTATGGTTACATGAGATTTAATTTCAACTGTACCAGTTCCATTTTTTTCGGTAGTGTAACCATGAGTATTACCTGTTACGTAACCTTCTCCACCAAATTGTAGTTTTGCAAATTCTTGATAAGAGTCATCATATTGAGGTCCAGTAGTATTACTTCCAATATTTCCTGGATCAACTACAGGTGTACATCTAATATCTATTTCATACCTTAAATTATTAGGTGCATTTATAACCTCTCTGGTCATACCCCTACATTTACCGTCATTAGATTTATTAGAATTAAAGTTTTGTCGGGCTGCTATAGAAGTAGCTCTAGTTTCTGAAACTGGACTTCCTGGGTTTTGAGGGTCATAAATATTTAATGCATACTGCTTACCATAAGATATGGTTTTTAATTCAATAATTGCTTCGTTAACTAATTCTGGTGAACCAAATCCTGTGAGATTATTATTTGCATCCTTCACAGGTTTCATTGCTGTTGTCTTAGTTCTGTTAGTTAAGAAGGTTTGTTCGTTTAAAGTTAAAGCTTGTATGTCAGATGATTTAGTCCAACCATTTAAATAATCTGCCTTGTTAGTACCAGTAGTTCCTGAATAATCAACTGGAATTTCTTCACCATCGTAACTTCTAAAAACAGTTATCTTTCCAGTTTGATCTACATTACATATGTATTGGTTATCTTCACTGTTATAAATATTGAACCAACTTATTTGACCGGAAGCTGGTGCAGCTATTTTTTTTATAAATCTACTACCAGCTCTTTTTGTACATCCTAAAGTAATGTCTGGATATGCATTCTGTAAATCTTTTACCTGTCCATTTAATTTTAATTCATCTGGCTGATCTGAAATTCCTAAAATATAATTAGGTATCTGTTGTGTTACTGTTGCCATTATCTCTGTAATGCTCGATAAGGTTTATAGGTTGAGTAATGAGTGTTATGAGGCATACCTAACATGTTGTAGTCACCTTGATTACATTCATATTCCATACACGAAGCCCTAGCCATTTGTTCTTGTACTTGTAAAAGTTGGACTAATTGAGGGTTAGTAACCATCTGTGTAGCTGCTCTACCAGCTGCTTTATAAGTTATGTATCTTTTAAAAACTGAAGGTAAATCATCATATGTAAATAAATAAACAACATTGAAATGCAGCTCATCAGTACCCCATTCATATGTATGGTTTACTTTGTCATATAATTTGCCATTTCTTCTAATAGGATCTGTTCTTTTATTTTCTGGATTTTCTTGATCTATTCTTAAAACATTAGAAGGTATTGTTATGTGTTGTGTTGTTTGATCTGGGGTAAAAGGAACATGATTTTCTCTATTAAATACCCAACCTTCATTCTGTACATCAAAATTACACTCTTTTAATATTTGGTATATGAGTGCTATCTCTGGGTTCTCAAAAGTATTAGATATTTCAAAAGCTGTATTAGTAGTATCTGAGGTTACGGTTCCTAATGTTGTAACTGGAGATTGACCAATAGCTCCCAGTATCGTATTTACAGCGGAGAGTTCGGTCTCGGTATCTATTGTTGTGGGAGTTGTCATAATATAAATAAAAAAAAGGGAGCCATATAGACTCCCATTGTGTATAAAACTTAAGTGAAACTTGCGTTAGAAACAGCAGTGTTATTGAAGTTAGAAGAAACATCAATACCAGCAACTAGTTCAACTGCACAAGCAGGGTTTAAGAAATCTGCACCCATAGCTAGGCGACCTAAGATTACGTCACCTTGGTATACAACTGAAACATCTCCAGAAGTTACCTGTACTTGAGGACCAATAGCCTCTACAACCCCTGCAGCCTCTTTCTGGAAGATTAATCCACAGCTATTGGCAAACTTAGAAGCTGTACCATAGTTGTTAATTGTCTTCTGTGTGTTTGAGTTAGAAGGTGTTGTCTTAGAATCTTGATCTCCCATTGCTTCACCAACAAAGCTTCCAGCATTATCATTAGAAGCTCTTGGGTTTTTAGCTGGGTCTGTACCAAACTTACCAAAGAACGGAATGTTCATTGATTTATAAATCTGAATACCAGCAATCTCGATGATGCCATTACCAGACTGTAATGCAGTTCCAGTAACGTCACGGTTGATTAATCCACTACCAGCAGCAGCACCTTGGATAAGTGCATAGTATTGACGTGGGTTAATAACAGCAACACGACCATCACCTGAAACTCCTTTCTCATCTAGGATTGCAGCAGCGTCATAGAAAGCGTCTATAAGTTTGCCAGCATCATAAGCGTCAGAAGTAGCAGTACTACTGTCAGTACCAACTTTAACTACGGAACCGCCTGGCTCAACGAAGTTAGACATTGTTACTGGAGAAGGCTGTCTTGCAGCTTTTGTGATTGCTCTGAAAATTCTACGGTCATAGTTTTCAGCAAGTGCATATCCGATCTTTCTTGAGATTTCTCCACGTAGATCATAGTGAGCAAGTGTCTCATCTAATTCATAGACGAATGCACTTGAGATTAATAGATCATCACAAGTGATAGTCTTCTCTGCTACTGGAGGAGTTTTCTCATCATTACCGAGAATGCTCTGACCTGGAACATGGAACTCAGCTTTTGTGCGTCCTGTGTAGATGAACTGCAATGATTTGCCGTTCTTTAAGGTACGTCTTGTTACTAAGTCCCTTGCAATTGTGTTGTGTTGGAAGCCTTTAAACATTTCTCCTGAGAAAATTTTCAGGTAAAGGGCTCTCCTTTCGTCAGCTGTACCAAGTCCTGTTAAGGCACCATTATTGGCACCACCATAAATAGGACCATTGGCATTAGCTGTTGTGGCTTGTTGTGCCATTGTCTTTATTAATTGTTAAGGGTATATTTGCTTGTCTCTTTACGTAAAAAGTTGTGAGTCTTAATTGGACTCATAGTTATTTGTGGTCTATCCCACCGTCTAGACGGCTAATTGGTATCCGCGTACGGGCAAAAAGCCATATTGAGTAGGGAGGAATTGAACCTCCCCAAGATCGCCTAACCGATTACTCTTGTGTAAGCAACGCCACGATATACGAAAGTAACTTTCATGTGTCATCTCCATATACCTAAGCCCCGTTCCATGCTTAGGAG